AGGCTCAAACGCATGGAATGCTCCTGAAAGACGTGGACGCGCAGAACAGCACGATTCGGAGGAGACCCGCAATCTGATAAGCTTCTGGCAAAGCGTACCGAGCTTCGTGCAGCCCTTCAAGACCTTTGTACGGACGGCGAAATTCTTAACAAGGAATTGCGAAATGCGTTTGCTGATCGAGGGACATCGACGACCCAATCGCGCTGAAGCAAGTTCCTTAGGTCACCGATGCACCGACGCGCACTTTCCTAGCGATGAAAGACCAAATGGCGGCCGGGGTCGAATGCTCCAGAAAGAACGCTTTGGCTCGGCCACCCATCGCTACGCACTCGGCACGATGATCCCGGCACCACAGCACCTGTGAAATCAGATCGGAGAAATCGTCCCGCACCGGAACATAGTGTTGATAGGCCTCGATCCGTCGGTCGAGCGCCGTGGTCCAGATCTCCGGCGATAATGTGCAGACCCCGAACCCCAGCAACTGATGCTGGCCGCGATCCAACGAATGCCGCCAGCTCCCTGGAATGTGGATGGAGATGAGCGCGCGACAGGCGGCCTGCCAGAAGTCGCGTTGGGACAATCGCTCTGCTTGCACGAGCGTGCCGAACTCAGTGAGCAGCCGGTCCCGGACCGTTTTGCGACGCACGTAGAGATCATGATCGCGGGTCATAGAGGAACCGGCAAGAAACTCGAAGGACTGTGAATGCAGAATGGTGTCACCAAAAGCATCGTAGTGAAGCCGGGAACTGGTTTCGTGGAATTCATTCCAATCGAGAAAGCTGATGGGAGGAAACGACGACAGGTTGTCGTGCGGGACGTATCCCTGAGTATGGTGAAAGCGGAACCAGTGCCGATGATGTTGTTGAGCGCCATCGACCAGCAGGTAGTCGCTGTAATCATAAACCGCCGGGACGCCATCGACGCGAATCGCAAATGCACCGGGACAAACGGCGGTCAGCGTGTCGTCGAGTTCGACCGTGACGGGCAAGGGGTTTAGCGTCGAGCGCAAGTAATCCCAACAGAGTTGGCGATAGGGTTCTTCGCCCACGATTTCGCGTGGAGGCAAGGCCACATGCTGCGGTAAAATTGCGGACATTGTCGATGCTCTTTCACAGCTCGCGGGATTGTTCGATTGGAGGCGACCGACTTACCAGAAAAGCTTCTTGGTATAGTCGTTCCACGGCGGGCTGTCCGAGCTCCCGAAGTATTGGAGTCAATGGAGATTTCCACTGGTCGTAGGCGACAAGGCATTCTTGCACAAACTCCCGATCCGACTCCCAGTGTGGATCGTAGAAAACGGCGTGTTCGCGTCCGGCATAGCGGACTCGGTCTTGCGGTCCCGCTCGCTGCAGCGTTTCGTCAAAACCGGTCACCTGAGCGTTCACCAGCCAGTTGCCCCCAATCACATGACTGTCGCTTTCCCACCAGCGACAGTCGACCAGCGGCCTCGCCACGATGTGCACAAAGTTGCAGAGCGACTGCAGGACGACATGCGGCTGTCGCGCGAGATCTTGATAGGTGACGGTGGTCACGCAATCGGGAGCAACGCCATACACATTCCACAAGAATTCCAGTTCAGCTCGGTAGAAAGCCAGGTAGAGGCGAAACGCATCGTCAACGGACGCTTCGAAGTGATGTCCCACCCAGGATGCGGCGAATTCGTGCGGAGACTTGCTCAGCAAAATGCACAAGTGATCGAGATCAGGTTCGGAGGGGTGCCGCAGCAATGAGTTCCACAGGCTCTTGGAGGCGTCGACGAGTACTGTTGTCGGGCTACCATAATAGTCCAAGATCGGACCATAGAAGGCGTCATCCGAGACGACTCTGGCAAGTTGACAATCTTTAGCGGGAACCCCGCAACGGAGACACTCGGCGGACTGGCTGCGTTCTGCAAGATGCACGGCATCTCCGAGACCACGCACGCCAAGTTGACAGTCCAGCAGCAGCGTGAGCAGGCTGCTGCCAGAATAGGATGTGGACAGAATATGTAGGATAGTCCGTCTCATGGTTGGTCGCCGCAGATCGTCTCCAGGTAATCGGTCCAGCGCCGCGCCATCGCCGTCGAGGTGTACCGTTCGGCAACGAGCTTTTGGGCGCGAGGCACGATCTCCTGACGAAAAGTCGGGGAGTGAGCGCGCAGCACCGCTCTCGCCAGAATGCGCGGTGACGGATTCACTGGAACGGCCGAGACGAGTTCGCCATTGTTTCGTTCGAGCTCTGGCACCGCCCCCACTCGTGTGGCTACAGTCGGAACCCCGGCATACCAGGCTTCGGTCAGCGATAGAGAAAACCCTTCCGCCGGACTAGCCAGCAGGAACACATCAAGCGCGGACAGAATATTCCCCACAACCCGCTGATGCGGCACAAAGCGCACCCGGTCACCGGCAATCTTCTCGGCCGCGGATCGGACTTCCGCTTCCTTCCACCCTTCGCCGCAATACACCGCATGGAATCGACCTCCCAATTTGCGGGCGGCGATCACCGCTGCCAACGGATTCTTCTCGAAGGAGAAGCGGCCGACGTATCCAATCAAGATGTCTTGGTCGTCAAAGCCGAGGTTGTGCCGAGTGATTTCCCGTGGTTGAGTCGGCGCGCAGCGCTCGACATCGACGCCGTTGTGCAACACGATCGCACGAGCTCGTGTATGCGGTCGAAACGGCAACAACGCGGTTTCCGAGACGGCGACGAAATGGGAGCAGGCCGATTCGCTGCTTTGCACAGCACGGGCTGTCCAGTCGCCTGCCCCATGTGAGACGAACACGACGGGCAGATCGATCCCGGTCAACAATGGTCCGAGGTCGGGCAATCCCCATGTCACCAGGATGTCTGCATCTCGCGTAGCTCGCCGAATCGCTTCGCTCGTCGATTGACACCGCACGACGGCAGGACACTCCTCTGCCGGTCCTGCCCCCGGCCCAGCGTAAATCGGCATATAAGCAGACATCTCGCGACAGATCTCTGGCTTCGCCGGAGCCCAATCCGACAGGGCGGTGCCCGTCCAGACGATCCGCTGACGGTCGCACCGCTGGGCCAGGCTTACCATCCAGCGTTCGGCCCCTCCCATCAACAAAGTCGGCGTTAAGAAAGCTACTCGCACCGGTCGGCGTCGCAACGCTACCGTTCCCCGAAAGACGGGGGACGGCGCGTCAGCGACCAGTGAATGGAACTCGGTCGGACGACAAGTGGGCTTACCAAACTTGGTACGCTCCCACGCCACTGGAACTGGCATGCTTTGATTCCCAGAGAGGAGGCTGAGCGGATCGGCTGCGTTCATATTCTGAAGATTTCTCTCCACGATGTCAGCATGAGATCGAACTGAAATCGAAAACAGTCTGTGCGGCGGCTTACGTGAGGCCATATCTCTTTGAGAACAAAACAGCCCAACGGACCAGCGTTCGCCGGCACGTTGGGCTATGTGATTCGGGATCGCGTCAAGTGATCAAAGAAAAGCGGCTCAGCAAAACTTGGGTGTCAACAATTCGTTGGCGGAACATTCGATAAGTTGTCGATCCAACGCACCCACGTCGAGTGCCAGTCGGCCTGTATGTGCCGCTTGGCTGCAAAGGATCGTCGACAGCGATCCTGCCGAGCACAACAGCAGATCCCATCGTGACGAGAGCAAATCGTCTCGCATCCACTGTAAGTGCGAGTGCTTTGGTTCATGGACTGACGGGCATGTGACCTTCGCCGCGATGTTCCATGTGATCTCGCCGCCGCCGCTGGCCCGGACAAAGTCCGAGTCCAGCAGGCGGGCGGCGAATGCGTCGGCGTGGCCACTGACGATGGCGAGGCGTTTGTTGGCCAGGATCGGCCACCACAACCCCTCATCCATCAGCCGGTAGACAGCATTGCAGTCGATCTTTTGTTTGCGGCTTCGAGCGTAGCCGAATCCTTCCGCATCGACCGTCACGCCTTGGGCTTTCAGCGCCTGCAGTGTGAATCGCTCGGCAGGTTCCCACCAGTGTTGAACCAGCCAGTGCGGGGTGTTGCGGCACGCCTGATCGAACAGGGGCCAGAGTTCGTCCCGGTCTTCGGGGTGCAGGCCACTCGTGTCGGCCAGGAAACGAAGCCAGCGGAGGTAGTCCGGAGCGTTTGCCCCCTCGGCCCTCCTCGCCTCCTTCAGTTCCCGAGCCAATGCGTCGTAGCACCACCAGGCGACGTCGCCGTCGGATAGGCCCCAGATTGCGGCGGGTTCGGAACCATTCAGCGTCTTGACGATCCATTCCATCGCTTCGCGGCCGTGGAGCATGTTCGAGCGGTATTCGGCCAGGTCGAGAGTCTCCCAAGCCTCGGGCCAATGCCCCGCCAGCATGATCTGGGCTTCATCGTTGGCGAGATGCTGGCACTCAGCATCCCAGCAGAGCTTGGCCTGCAAACCCGTCGATTTCAGCCGCTCATAGAACGCTGGGTCGAAATCGACGTAAGGCTGCTGGCGGGCGGTGAACAGCGCCTCGCGGAACACGTCGCTGCGAAACATCGTGCAGCCAAACCCATTACCTTCCACCTGAGCGAATCGCAGGTTCGGCTCGCTGGAATCTGAAATCTTCGGTTCCGTGGCGGGAGCAGGCCCTTCTTCAATCAGTTGTCGCCCGGTGGACCAGGCGACATACCCTTTGTGGAATCGGGAAGGATACGGCGCGGCGACGGAGGCGACCTGGTGGTCGAATCCACGCAGCAATCGTTCAATCACGTCATTCGGCGGGATGACGTCATCTTCGACGGTCAGGACGTAATGCCCAGTGACCTCACGGGCCAGCCGGTTGTAAATCCTGGCCGCCGCCATCCGCACCGCGTCGAGAGTGGCTCCGTTGTCGCGAGGGGCATCCGCCAGGCCGGGCGTCGCCACGGCTTCGGCGCGATAGCGCACGTCGGCATAGTCGCACTGGCTGATCCAGCGCCGGATGCGGCGACCGAAACGCTCGTCCTGGCTGGTGTCGAGCAGCCAGAGCTTGACCTGTGAATGGGGCCACGACTGCTGCTCGAGAAACTGCAGGAACCGGGGCCAGACGGCGGTGCGACCCGACAACGCCACGAACAGCGTGACGGTCTCGGTCTCCATTGCCCGCTGGTTGAAGTAGTTTGCCGTCTTGTATTTCGAGTTCGTCCGGTTGGCCTCGTGCCGGCGATAACCGTAGATGCCCCGTTGCTTCTTCGCCTTCCAACCTTGTTCGAGGATGCGCCGCCAGGCGAGCCAGTCTTCGTGGGAACAGAGCGAATCGCAGGGCACTTCCAGCGCCCGGCTCATCTCCAACGCCTCGCGGCGGACGATCGAGCCGTTGTGGACATAGTTCAGCTTCCCCATGTCGGCCAGCGTGATCTCTTCCGGCTCCTGGTGACAGCGGTTCCAGTCGCCGAAGTAATCAACGTCGGAATAGACGATGCCAATGTCGTAGCGATCGAAACCCGCCAGACCGCCCCGCAGGTAGTCGGGGGCCAAGCGATCGTCGGCGTCGAGGAAACAAACGAACTCGGCGCTCGTCGCCTGGAGCCCCGATAACCGCGATTGCCGGGGGTCGTGATGGTCCACGCGGAGAGACCGCACGCCCCGATCGGACCAGCGGGCCACGACATCAGGCGTATCGTCGGTCGAGGCGTCATCGACGACGAGAATCTCATCCGGACGGCGGCTCTGATTCAGGACGCTTTGCAGGCATTCGTCGAGGTACAGCCCGTAATTGTGGGCAGTGATGATGACCGCCAGCGTGGGCAACAGCTGCACGGTTCGTTTTGGACGCGGGCCGATCGTCGTCCGGCACCAGAGCGTCATGGAGGATGCATCGTCCTGGAGCCATTCCAAGTCCCGCCAGCCGCAGTCATCCAGCATGCGGACCAGTTCGGACCGCTCGGGGCGGAATGATTTGGATCGCAGTCCGCCGATTCGATCAGATGGATTCTCTCCGGCGAACCTGCCGCGGTAGCCACGATGTTCGGCGTCCGCGTCATCGACGACGTGCGTCCAGAGCAGCATTTCCGGGGCGACCTCTGCACATTGTCGCAGCAACCGGGCCGGATCGTTCAGGTGATAGAGCAAGCCGACGTTGAACACGGCATCGAATGAACCAAGCGACGCCAGGTCACCCGATTCGAGGTCGCTCTCCAGGAATGTCACATTCGAGACGCCCAGTTCCTTCTCGACGAACCGGGCCCGCTGGAGATGCTCGCGCCGGGCATCTAGTCCCACGACATGGCCAACGCGGCGGGCAAGCGGGAATGTTCTTCCCCCTTCCATGCAGCCGAGTTCCAGAACTCGGCGAGCCGAGGGGATGTGTTCGATGAACATCCGCATGAGCGGATCGTCTTCGCTGACTTCATAACCGCCTCCGAACACTTCGCCGCGCAAACGAAATCGTGTCGTCCACGGGCCGAAGGCGTCGAACTGCTGGCGAAAGGCTTCAAGAGTGGTGGACATGCGGAACTCCGGGAACAACGAAACCGCGATGGCACGAGTCCATCGCGGTTCAACGGGTTGAAACAGATTCAGAGGCAATCAACATTTGCGAACGATGACCTGCGATTCCAGATGGAGGACGGTAAACTGGTCGCCCCACAGCAGCAAAAACGCATCGATCGCCGGTTTGGGCGGCTGTCGAACGTCATTCGGTACGTTCTCGTAGTCATCGAAGATCAATTGCCCGCCACGTTTCAGGACGCGGAACGCCAGGATGGCATCTTCCAGGACCTGTCGGCCTTCGTGGCTGCCGTCGATGTAGATCAGGTCAAACCCCGGCCCTTGGCTTAGCAGTCCCCGCCACGAGTCCGTCTTGAGTTTACGGACTTGGGATGCCCGCCCAGTCTCGGCGATGTTGGCATCGAAGCGGCGTTCGGCTTCCGCATCGAGCCAGGTGTCGATACAGGTCAGCGAGGCCGACGGATGTGACAGCAGATGCTGGGCGATCCAAACGGCACTGCGGCCTTCGTGGCTGCCGATCTCCAGGCAGCGCACGGGGCGGCCATCGAATTCACCGAGATGTTCCTGCCAGAACGGGATATGCATGCTGTGCCAGTCGCTCGTGAAATCCATCGATCACCTCAACAGAACTGGGCGCGGGGACGGATGCCGGTGGTCAGTGCTGCGCGCCAGTAGAATGTGGCCAGCGTTTTCCGGGTTTCAGGACCGGCGTTTCTGGCGACAGCGTGGAACGCCACGTCGCTCGGTTCGAACAGAACCAGCCGGTTGAACCGGGGAGCGATCCGCTTCAGGCACTTGGTGCCATCGGCATTCCAGAGTTCCAGTTCGCCGCCCCAGTCGGGTCGCCAACTGGAACTCACGAACAGGATTGCATTGCAGGCTCGTTGCCAGCCGGTATTCGGGTGATGGTCGCTGTCGAGATGGACACCGAGATTCGCGCCCGGTGGTGAAGTGTGCAGCCCGGCCCCGTGACAATTCCAGTCGCCGAACGTGTCCTCCAGCCCCATCAGTTCGCCAACGCGAAGGCAGAGCAGGCGACGGATTAGTTCAGCGCATGCCGATGGGAATCGGAGCGGGTCTTTCGTGGCCAGCTTGCCGCAGTCGTAGCGATGCCAGTGTGGCCAGTCGGGCTTCGGCCATTCGATCTCAGCCGCCCGGACGAGTTCCGGTTCCGCCCAGTTGTCGAGGACCAGATGCCGGAACGGGAGCTCGAACCGTCCCGTGACCGGTGCTTTGGGGTCAGCGGTAGTCGTGGACATATTTGTAACGCTCCGGGTCAGGAATGATGCCGCTTGCGACCGAGACGATCGTGGCGGTGGAAGCGAGTTGGTATCCCGCTGCCAGCAGACGACGGGAGAGATCGACATCGCAGAACTCGAAAGGGAACCGATGGCTGAAGCCGATCTGTCGCAGCACTTCCATCCGCGCCGACCAGACGCCTCCCTGGATGTGATGCTGGGGATCGATGATGTCTTCCGGGACTGCCGCGACGGCGCTGAACTGGCACGGCAGCACGCAACCCGCCGCTCCAATTGCCGGATCGTCGAGCGGCCTCAGGATGTCCTGGAGCCAAGTCGGATCACGAGCCAATCCGTGCGATGCGCAGAAGTAGACCAGTTTCGGACTCTGGGCCACGCCCAGGACGCGGTTCAATGCTCCCGCGATGTAGAGGTTGTGTCCATCGTTCCAGAGCAACCGAACCCGGTTATCACGAGCCGCCAGTTCCAATGCTGGAACCGTGGGCATCGGCGAGTTGTCGACGATCAGCAGTTCGCCGCTGAGTCCGCTGGCGTCGAGTGCGGCGAGGTTCTGCTCGATGATCGGTCCCGTCCGGGACCAATCGGGCTGATACAGAATCGTCGTCAGCGTCACGTCCATCGGCGGGCACCTCGTCATCGATCTGTGGGAAGTAGCTGTCGGGGTTGTAAGCGTCTTCGAGGCCGTCGTAGGCGACGCAGGCGGACTGATCGAATGAGAACATGCGGCCCACCCATGCTTCCGCTCCCCAGCCGGTCGGCTGCCAGACCTCACGCCAGCGATCGGTCGCGAACACATCCCGGTTTCGGAACCAGAAGAACGTTCCTCCGAAATGCCAGTCGGACGAACTCTGACCATCCGGATAGATCGTGGGGTGGTGCGGATGATGCCTGCGATGCGAGCCGACGACCGGGTACTCTTCGAGCAGTTCCGCGATTCGACCCCAGCCGTCCAGGAGTTCGTGGTACATGGCGTTCCGCCAATACCGTGAACCCAGTGGATCGCCCGAGCAATGGATGTCCTTGGCGACGCCCTTGGCATGGGCGTAGAACGTGGCTTCGTTGGGATCGGTCGACTCGACTTGTTCCATCAGCTTCAGGAACGTGGCGTTCTCACGCAACTCACGCGAGTTCGGATGCGGGATGATCTTGATCTCGTGGGAGCCGAACGCGGCGCGGACTTCATCAGGAGATGCCAGCCCCTCGCCCGTCGCCACTGCAATTACTCGCCGACCGTTGAACAGGTCGATCCGCTTCACCAACTGTCGGATGTTCCGCAGCCAGATGTCGTTCGAGGCAAACGGCGTGACGTGATACAGCAGATTTCGTTTCGCGATCGTGGTGGCCGGACGCGGCGTGTTGTGCAGGTGCCGACATTCGCAGGACCAATCAACCTTGCGTTTCCAGCGGCCCGGCAGGTCGCGGAAGAACCGGACGTCGTACCAACGATCCTGGCCGGGCAGATGAAAGATGTGCTGGCGCAGCACTTCCGCCCGGAGCACGACGCAACCGAACCCGCTCCCCCGAATCTCGTGGACCTGAGGACTGTCGGGGAGCGGCTTTGTGAGCTGATGGACGCCGTTGTCGCCGAGACGCTCGCGGGACCAGACGAGATACCAGCCGTCGAACCGCGACCGATAGGGCGCACAGACCGACGCCGTGTGTTCGTCGAAGGATTGCATCAGTCGCGGGAGGACATCGTCCGGCGGAACGACGTCGTCTTCGAGCACCCACACGTAATCGGTCGTCAGGCACTGCCGCAGCTGGTTGTAGATGCGGCACATCGCCTCATTGACGGCGACGATCTGCTGGTCGCGGGGGAGATCGGCCAGCCCTTTCGTTCCCGGCGCGAACCGCAGATGCCGGACATCGGGATAGTCGGACCGGCTGATCCAGTCCCGGACGAGACGGGCGAACTGCTCGTCCTGGCTGGTATCGCACAGGATCAACCGGAGTTGTGAATGCGGCCACGTCTGTCGATCGAGGAACCTCCGCAGTTCGCGCCACAGAGATTCACGACCGGCGAGCGGGATGAACAGCGTCATCGTCTCGCGAGCCAACTCCTGGCGAGCGAAGTAACTGGCGTCGCCACCGCCCCGAAACAGCACCGCCACCGCGTGCTTGCGGATCTGCCAGCCGTTCCGAGAGAGCTTCCGCAAAAGCCCGCTGAGCGAATCGCCTGGCTGCCAAGCCTCAACCAGCGCCGAGCGGCGGACCAGCAGGGTCGGGGCCTCCAAGCCGGATCGGGCGAGGTCGTCCCCCATGACCTGATCGGGGTACTGCGTGCGACCGCCGGTCGTCAGGAGTTCATGGTCGCTGTAGACGGCGCCCACGCCATCGGTGAGCGCCGCACAGGCGGACACGATCCAGTCTCGCCCGAGCAACGTCCGGCCATCGAGCAACACGACGTGATCACAACGAGCCTCTGCGGGTGAGGAGGCGATCCGCACATGGCGGCCCGCATAGGTTCGGATCGTCTTGCGGATCACCTTCGAAACAGGACCGCAGACAAGAACCTCACGTGATGGCGTGGGCTGCGCAAACAGACTCAACAGCGCCGATTCAAAGGTCTCGGTCCGGGGTTCCAGCACGGCGACCGAATACTCAATCGCCGCTGCCACCGACGTGGCTGCAACGAACTGGGGAGTCGATGCCGCGACCTCACCTCGCAACAGACCAAGAATTTCCCACTTGTGTTGCTGCAGGCGGTCCCGGAGTTCGCCAGTGACTTTCGAGCGGGGATGGAACGCCAGCGCGTCACCACGCGGTTCCAGGGTCACACCGCGCCGCGTCAATTCCGCGAGGAGTTCGGCGACGGGTGCTGACATGCGCTACACACTCCCCCATTGGTCCCCATCGCTCAGGTTTCCAATCCGCACCAGTCCCCACGACGGGCTGCCGTAGTAGCTATACCCGTAGCCGTAGCCGCCGTAACCACTCCCCGGCCCGTCGCGCCACAGGATGAACGCACTCCCGGCCGTGTCGGTCTTGAGGCTGTCGGCTTCCCCGTCCTCGATGTCGGCCCACTCGTGTTCGGGATCAAGCACATTGAGCCGCACGGGCGTGATCCCGCTGATCAGCCCACGACCGATGAGTCCGTTCTTAAGCGGTTCCAGCAGGACGATGAACCGCCCGACATGCTTGTCTTCGTCAGGCGTCACACCGACGACGGCCAGTTGGTTCGTGAAGCTGAGCAGGTTCTCCGATGGCAGAAAGATCGGGCGTTCGATGCCCAGCACGTCGTAGCGATCGCGATCTCCGCCGCTGGCGTTCTTCACCAGCACGATCCCGGAGTCGGCGAAGTTGGCCAATGACGATTGGCCGCGATTCTGGGTTCGCTGCCGAAAGTCCTTGGCGGCGTCGATGAACGTGTTAAACGTCTCCGCCGGAATGCGGAGCCGCTCACCACGCTGGACTTTCTGGAGTGGGTCGCCCATGACAGTGGTTGAGAGTTGAGGGTTGAGGGTGGAGAGTCAGAAGAAAGCAGAGAATCCGGCCCTCAACTCTCAACTCTCGACCCTCAGCCTTTCGTCACGTTCCGATCCCCAGTCCGAAGAAGTTGGTGAAGGGGTAGACCTGTTCGACATAGACCGCCAGCGGACGCTTCACCAGCATCTTGGCGGCCGAGTCCTCAACGTCGGCGTAGCGGACCCACAGGTAATCCCAGCCTCGTTTGGCGATGCCGCCAATCGATCCGACCGACAGCCCGACGACGTTGGGACTCGCCGCGAAACGATAGGTGATCTCCCAGTGCTCTTGTCCTCGCACTGAACCCGCCGCACCGAGGAACAGGACTTCACCGGCGGCGAAGCCCCGGAAGCCGCCGTTATTGACGGTCCCCGTCAGATAGAACAGCGCCGCCTTGTAGGCTCCGGTCACAAAGATCGGATCGATGTAGTGCGTCTCGCTGAAGTTGTAGATCGGGACGGTGATGTCCACGCCTTCAATGCTGTCTTGCGTCGCTCCGATCGCCCCGTGGAAGTTGGGAGGAAAGATGCCCGCCGCGCCCCACGCGCCGACCGTCCCCAGCGACTGCGTGATGTGCTGCGTGCCACCGCCGGTGTCGAACGAGAACGACGAGTCCCCGGTCTGGGGCGGTTCATAGGGACCGTACCGGACCGAACCTTCCCAGGCTTCCTCGGCGATGCGTTCGAGGTGCGTCGACTGCCGGACGAGACCGTTGTAGGTCGTTGGCGTCTGGGCGATCAGTTCGCTGTGCGCACTGATGTCATCCGCTGTCCCGACGACCAGGAACCGCAGATCGACCGAGGGCTGCTCCCCGGCCGACTGCTCGCGCGATTCCCATTTCTCGGTGACGGTGACGCTCATGAGTCTTCATCAGGTGAACTGCAACCCGCCGTGATGGGCTTCGTCCAGGAGCCGCTTGGTGTTGCGGGCGGTCTCCTCGGTCGCTTTGGCAGTCCGTTCGGCATGGGTTCCCGCGCCCAGCCCCCGCGCGGCCGCCGCATTGAACGATCCGCTGACGCTGACTTTGGCGGCGGCTCCATCGAGTCCATCGCCGGCCTGGGCCAACAGGTCTTCCAATTCCTGCATCCGGTCAGGGCGACCTCCCGCTTCGCCTTCGACAGCGGCCTGCTTCTCGGACGCGGCTTCGAGGGCCGCCTGCCATTCCTGCCGGGCGGCGGCGAGTGCGGCGTCCGATTCCTGCAGGTCGGCCTCGAACTGCTGGCGGTGTCGGGCCTGGTCGGCCTCGCGCATCCGTTCGAGTTCGTCCAGGGTGCCGCTGCGGCCTTGGTCGAGCTCAGACAGCCGCTGCTGACGGGCCTGATCTCGTGCGAAGATCGACTGATCGCGCGCTGCGGTCGCCGCCGCGTTCTTGCCCGCGACATCGTCATTGATCCGAGTGACCTCGGCATCGACGTTGACGTCGGAGTCGAACAGCGATTTGAGCCGGACCCAGGCCTTGCGGATGAACCCGATCGTCGTGTGCCAACCCTGAATCAGTCCGGTCGAAAAGAGGGACCAGGCATCCGCCAGGAAGTCGACCGTTTCGGTCCAGCCGGTTTGCAGCCCGGCCCAGGCATTGGTCGCGATCGCGGCGACGTTGTAAACCGCCTCCGTCCAGACCGAGACGAAGAACGCTTTGACATTCAGCCACAGCGAATTGAGAGCGTTGATCCCCTTCTGCCACTGCAACTTGAGCGTCAGCCAGAGGATCTTGGCCGCGAGCGCCAGATCGCCTGCTGCCAGGGCATCGCTGATCCCCTGAACCGCCCCGAGGGCTTCCGCCTGCAGCGTCGCGAACTGCTGTCCGAGCCACTCCAGCGCCGCGGTTCCCGCGACGGACGCAGATAAGACGTATGCGCCGAGGGCTGCGATGGCGACCGTGACGGCACCGACCGGCGTCAGGATCGCGCCCAGAACCGTTCCGATGAACCCGATCGCGGTCCCGAGCCCGGTGACGAGCGTGGCGAGCAATCCCAACCCGGAGCCAATCCCGGAAATCACGGCTCCCAGGGCCAAGAGCGCCGCGCCGGCCGCCATAATGCCGAGGGCCACCTTGAAGACCGTGGCCAGCAACGCGCGATTCTCTTTGACCCAACTGGCGACCGTGACGGCGACGCGGGTGATCGTTTCGGCGAGATCGGACAAAACGGGAGCCACGGCCGCGCCGATCTGCACGACTCCCATTCGCAGGATTTTCCAGAGGGTGTCGAGCGTGTCGCCAAACTTGGCAGCCGCCAGCGCGTCCTCCGTCGACAGCACCACTCCCAGTTCCCGCGCCTGCTGCCGCAGGGCGATGATTCCCTTCGCCCCGTTGGTCATCAGCGGCAGCAGCGCCGTCCCGGTTTTGCCAAAGAGTTCCATTGCCAGCGCCGCGCGCTCGGCCGGATTCTGGATCTGCGAGAGCCGGTCGGCGATCAACTCGAACTGCTGATCGGGACTGAGTCGCTGCAACTGCTGGGCGGTCAGTCCCAACTGACCCAAAGTGGCCACGGCGGAGTCCGAACCCTCGGCGGCGGCCACGACCGCCTTCTGCATCTTGCGAAGCCCCGCCTCCAGCGTTTCCAGGTTGCTGCCTGAGAGTTGAGCGGCGTAATCCAGTTCCGACAGCGACTCGATCGAGACCCCGGTTCGCTGACTCATGTCATCCAGGTCGCCCCCCATGTCCGCAAACAGCTTGGCGGCAGTGACGAACGGCGTGGCCAGTCCCGCGCCGATTCCGAACACGCCCTTGCCCAACGTCTGCACCGCCGAGCCGAAGGCCCGGAGCTTCCGCTGGGCAGACCGCAACCCGCGGACGAGCTTGGAGTCGTCGGCGAAGAGTTCGACATACGCCTTCCCGGCGCGGATCGATTGCGAGGAAGCGGGCATAGAGGGGAACTACTCCGTCGCCACGAGCGGGCGACGATCCACGAAGACTTGCTTGAGGACTTCGATCCCAACCTTGGGAGGTTTCTGACCGGACAGACGCCGGCGTGACTTCTCGAACGGATGAAAGTCCTTCGGACGGAAGGCGCGCGATTTCTGGGGATCGCGATGGCAATTGGCCAGCAGGGCCATGAGAGAAGCGGTGTGCTGCCAGCGATCACGGGACGCGGCGTCGGCCATCCAGCAGAGTTGCCGCAGCGTGAACGGGCCGGGATCGATCCGCAGCAGACCCGCCAGTTCGTAAATCAGCCGCCAGGTGTCGGTGCGGCGAGCGCCGTCTCCAGCGCCTGGTCGAACTCCAGGCTCTCGACCTTCTGCAGCGCCGAGTTGAGCGTTGTCGCGCGACGGTGTTGAGCGGCCTGGGTCACCTTCGCGAACGCCCGCTTCAGGAGCATCCGCTTCCCTTCCTGGAAAAAATCGAGAATCCCCTCGATCAACGCCGTCACCGCCCGTTCGGCCGCCTCTTCATCGAGCGACTCGCCGAACTGCTCGGCCGTCATCCCCTTGGCTTCCAGCTGCGGCCGCAACAGCTCCGCCAGGACGTCGAACAGGACGAACAGGTCGCCCGCCAGCTTGGGAAACACGTCAGCCTGTCGATCGACCAATTTGGTGAGATCAAGCCCCGTCCCGGCGCGGACGCGCTGCAGCGACGTGACATTGATCTCGATGGTCCAGGCCTGCCCTTTGGCGTCGGCGAACGATTTCATGGCTGGTTCCGTGGGGCTTGCTCTCGACTCTGGACTCTTGCCTCTCGACTGGCCTACGGCACCACCATCCATTCCGGCGCATGGTCGCTGTAGGTCGGTTTCGCCGTCACGGAAACCGTGATCGCTTCTTCCAGCGGTTCGTTGCGGCTGAACTTGGTGATCGCCATCGACGCCCGCAATCCTTGCGTACCGGTCGTGGCCTTGTCGCCGTCGAGAACTGCGAACTCGATCGGCGAATTCCCGAAGAACGCCGTGCGGATCGCCGTGAACCCAGCGTCGGCCGTGTCCCACACCATCTCAAACTCGATCGAGCCATCCTTGAGCGTGGCCAGCGTCGCCTTCCAGCCGGCATTGCCGCGCGTCGTGGCATCGGCCTCGCCCGCTTCGACGGAGAGCGTCAGATCTTTGACGTTCTTCATCTCCTGCCAGTTGGGCGCGGCGTAGTTGCCCGTGTTGCGGTAGAGCTTGGCATCAAGGCCGAGTTTCACAGACATAGGCTGAAGGCTTTAGACTGAAGGCTGAAGGAGAACATCGATGCGAGATCACACGAAACTCAGGGCGTTCGAACTGGCCGATCAACTCGTGCTGTTGACCTACCGGTCCACGACATCGTTTCCGTCGCATGAACAGTTTGGTCTGACCAACCAGATGCGACGTGCTTCGGTGTCGATTGCGTCCAACATCGTCGAGGGCTCCGCGAGAGCATCCGAGGCGGAGTACCTGCGATTCCTGGACATGGCCTACGGTTCCTCGCGGGAATTGGCCTACCAGGCATCAATCGCAGTCCGCCTCGGATACCTGACGGACGAGGCGTTCAAGAAGCTGGAGGCTCACGCCATCGAGACATCGAAGGTACTCAACGGCCTCATCCGCTCGTTGCGGGACCGCGCGTGACACCTTCAGTCTTCAGCCTCCAGTCTTCAGCCTAAGCCGAAGGCGCTCGTGCGAACGATTCGCTCGCAGGAACATTCGACTGGCTGGAACCGACCGAGCCACTCGGTCCCGACGGCCAGCGGCCGAGGACCGGCAGATGGCTGATCGGGATGCCGTTGGTCAGGACTTCGAGGTCGTCCTCGGTCGGCCAGTCATCCAGTGGAGCAACGGTGTCGATCATCTCGGTGCTCGTGAACCAGGCCGACGGGTTGTAGGCCGCCAGTTGCGCATCGGTCAGCGCGAAGTCCGGTTTCGCGGCATCGGCGAGCGGCACGCGGAACAGTTCCGTGGCCACGAGCCGGTAGACCCGCTGGACATACTGGCCGATCAGTCCCGCGAACGCCTCGCTAATCTCCAGCGGCCGGGCGTTTTCCTGGTGCTGCATCGCTTCGGTCAGCGCCAGCAGCATCAGCCCGGCGTACTGCTTGAGCCACTGATTCCGCACCATGAAGTAGGGCGTGGGGTAGACCAGGAACTCCTCGGGAGCCGGGAGCGCGTGGGCCGTCTCCATGTTGAGGATGTTGGCCGGCACCGCCCGCGACGCGAGAATCGACCGCGCCCGCGTGCAGAGCTTGTGGATGCGGGTCAGCGTGTTGATCGACGGGGGCGTCCGCAGCCGGGCATCAGGATGCCACAGGATCGCCTGCAGGTTCCGCCCGACCACGTCGGTCAGATAGCGGATCGTGTCGTTCTGCGACTTGGTGTCGTTGGAGAAGTTGGGAATCGCGAGGCCGAACCGGCCCCAATCACCGACGTTGTACCAGAGGAAGGCGTCGTTTCCGGACATGAGGTTCTTTCAGGATGGGGGTGGGAAGAAACAGAGAGCAGCAGAGGTCTACGGCTTAGGCTTCAGGCCCTTGGCCGACAGGAACTGGTTGATCAGCCCCTTGAGGGTCTCGAGCGTCGAGACCGCGCCGGGGTACTTGCGGACCAATTCCGTCTCGGCCCAAGCGAACGCTTCGGCAAATGTGTCCCGCTCATATGGAGCGAAGCGGGTTTCCGGGACGATCGCTTGTGGCGGCGGGGGACTATCGACCGTGACCACCGGTGGTGCGCGGGGCGTCGACGGAGTGGCGATCACCGGGGAATCTCTGGCGGCTTTTGCTTCTCGACGTCGCCGCAACGTGCGCCAGAGGGCCAATCCGCCGAGGACCAGCCCTCCGGCCCCACCCGTGAGGCCGCCGACACCCAGCCAGGTCGCAATCGAAACGCCGGTCTGGACCAGGCCGCTCAGGCGATCAAGCCGGTCAGCGACCGAACGGTCCGGTTCCCCGACCGCTGGCGTGACGCTTGGTGCGACCGGCGGCGGCTTCTCGACCGTAACGGTTTGCGCGGGTGGCGGCGCTGGTGTTTGCTCCGGTTCGCGGACCGGCTCCGTCAGGGGCGTGGCCAGCGGCGGTGTCGGCACCGTGGCCTGCGTTGCTGGCTCCTCGACGACGCCCAGTTTGCCGAGCAGCACATCCGGCTCGGTGTAGCCGGTGATGGCTGGTTCGCCAGGGACGACGAACGCGGGGACTTCCTTGATCCCGAATTGGTCCGCCGTGCCGGGATGGACGTCGATGTCGACGAACACGACTGTGAACTGAGCATCAAGCCGTTGGCGCAGCGCAGTCCGCTCGGCGTAATGCTGCTTGAACCTCAGGCAGGGTCCGCAGTGGACCGAGCCGAACACATACAGCGTCGGTTTCTTGGCGGGGCGATTGCGGCAGGCGACATAGGCCTCTTGTGTCGCCGCGTAGGATACGAACACACTCGTGCAGCCATCACTGCTGTTGAGCAGTCCGCAGACCTCGCCTTGCGGATTGAAGAGCGGCCCGCCGCTCCAGCCCGGTCCGGTCGAGAATGCGACGACGTTCCCTCGGAAGGTTCCGTCCCGATACCGGAACTGGCTGCCGCCCAGGATCGGCCCCGACGCCCAGCGAAGCTCACGACGACCCGCCGCATCGGGATACCCGGCCGACCAGACCTTCTCGCCATTGGGCGGGATCGCCTGAGCCAGTCGGGCGAACGGAAAGCCCTCGCCATCGCAGTCGAAGACGACCGGGCCTTCCGTTTCGGGGCACACATAGACCCGCCGAGCGCTGACCGTCCGGTCCTGGAATCGGACCACCGTCACCGGCGGCAGGTCGCAGTGCTTGACGGTCAGCACGAGTCCCGTCGGATCGACGCAGACGCCGGAGCAGTCGCCGACCAGGACCACCGACTCCGGGACTCCGGCTGAGGCCGCGCTGGCGATCGCCAGCACGAACGGAATCACGAGAAACCGGTTCCAGAGCGGGATCAGGATTGCCAGCAGCAGACAGAGTCCGTAGGCGAAGAACAGCGCGGTGAGGAGAAAGTCGATCAAAGAGTCTCCCTGGTGAATGAGTGGTGGAACTGGAACGTCCCGTGGCGGACAAGTTCCCGCAGCAAGCAGGCGGGGTTGAACCGGGTTGGGTTGGAGCGGTTCATCCGCCCCAGCCGCATGCAGACGGCGGCCACGAGTTCCGAACAGAACAATTCGTTGAGATCAGCGGACGGCAGCAGTCGGGTCCGCTTGAAGAGCCGCGTTCCGGACAGGAGCGCCCCACCGAGGTCGTAGGTCACTTCCTGACCGATGAAGTGCCGCACCAGAATTCGCGTCAGCAGTTCGCTCTCATTTCTGGAGAGCTTCTCGATGGGCGAGAGACGATAGAGGTCAACGCGTCCCCCGGCGCTGACGTAGTCATGAATCCGAATTTCCGGCAAGTGGGCCTGACAGCCGTTGATGTGCCGGGCCAGGATCACGCAGGGATGGGGACAGAGGGTCGTCGACTCCACCCAGATCTGCCGTCCGTGGAACTCGCACAGCACGGCGACGTGTGAGGGTCCGATTCGCAGTCGCGGCGGGGCCAGCAGAGAGGCCGTGCCCCAGCGGATCGCATTCGCCGTGACCCCGGTGCCGTAGCAGGCCGCGATATCGAGGGGTTCGAACGGGAAATCGGTCATCGCCCCTCCCGCAGCCGATCGAGCAGTTCGTCATGGCGGGCCAGCCGGCGATGAATGTCCTCCAGTTCCTTGGAGCGGAGTTCGTTCTGCGCCCGGACTTCGGCCTTGATCGAGGCGACATCCGACGACATCTGCCAGGCCCAGAGAATGGCCCCGACAAACACCACCGAGACAGTGAAACTCAGGAATGACACGAACCACTTGGGAATGACGACGTAGCCGTTGCCGTTCCTCCCGAGGGCATGCATTGGCGGTTCAGAAGTTTCGTGTTCAGTGCTGATGACGGCTCCTTTCAGGTGACAGAATCCCGCCACAGGGCGGGCAACTTGGGAAGCTCCTGCTGAAACGCCGGTCCCATGAACGGCCGGGCTTCGATCTCGACGCGGATCGATTGCCGACGCCGGGTCTCGATCGTGGTTTCGCCGCCGTGTTCGAGCGTGGCGGGAGCGCCGGTGCTGCGATTCAGCAGCACGGGACCGATCACGACCGAGCGGCGGTCGGGATCGAAGACAAAGTAGATGTGCCGCTTGAGCAGCCCGGTCCGGTTCGTCGGGGATTCCCCCGGCGACGAGGACCGCTTGCGGCGGCGAATCCGCTGCTGGGCGTCCTGCCGGACAAACGAGCCAAACTTCGAGAAGACGCGGCGCTGCGCCCGGTTGACCGCCGACTGCACTTTCTGGCGGTCGAAGAACAGGCCTTTGGCCTGCTCGAGCCGAAATCCGATGAACGACATCGGCTATTCGATGACCCGAAACGTCAGCGTCAGCACGCTCGTGAACGTCCGCAGCTGCTCGATGTGTTCCGGGGCGTAGATCGGCTTGAACTCCGTCTTCACGCAGAGCGCTCCCGGAAAGCTGTCGAGTCGCTTGGCCCGGAAGTGCTCGGCGATCTCCTCCGCGAGCGCCAAGAGCGGATCAAGCGACGGGTTCTGCTCTTGGCCGAGTTTCTTCTGCACGGCCACGTCGATCGCCACATCGCGTTGGGTCTGCGACCGCGACGCGGCCGCGACCGTGACGCTGCTGGGGACCACCGTCACTTTCAGCGTCTTGAGGTCGGCCAGTTCAACGCGGGGCAGGTACGATCTTGTTGCCGTGATCGGCTGACTGAACGTCGTCGCATTCAGTTCCGCAACGACAGCATCGGCAACTTGAGTGATCAGCGGCATCAAGGCTCCGTGGTTCCGACTTCTTTCGTCGTGATGCGAAACGTCTGGCGATACGGGTCGGAGTAGCGCCAATCGAGAATTTCGAACTCGCGTGGTCCCTCGCGGATCAGATCGCCGCGTTGCGGTTCAGTGACGTCGCCATCAGGAACCAAGTCCGCCGCCAGAATCAGAAAATCGCGGTCGGTGAACTCCACGCGGACGACATGGCCGTCGTCGGCTTCATACTTGGTCCGACCGATCGTGGCCTGAACAGCAAGCTCGATCTCACCCCGCACATAGGTGACGGTCGTGGTGAGATGTTTGTTCCGCTGTTGTTCCAGCCACGCTGCGCCCGAAGCCAGGAGATCACCCATCACTGGGTCATCCGCACGCGGACGGTCGGGTCGGTCGTGGCAGCGGTCCGGACGACCTTGCCGAGTTGCTTGTTCCCGGTCGCGGTGAGCGTCACGATGTTGTTCGTGTCGTCCCAGTACAGGATCGTGCCCACCGTGTAGGCGACGTTCGTCGCCTTGGCGAAGTCAAAGACCCCGGTCACGGCGAGCGCCCCGGGTTCGTTCGCCGCCAGCGGACGACCGGCGACGCCGACGAGATCACCCTGCACGATCACATCCCCGGCGGCGACGGCGACCGTCGGCGTGTAATCGATGTTGAGACCATCACAGACGAAGGCAGATTGAGGCATGGGTTAAGCTCTCTGGGTTTGCAGCAATCGTTGATGACGCTTGCGGTTGTGGATGAATGCGATTGTCGAGCGACTGACGCCAAATTGTCGGGCAATCACAGTCTGAATGGCCTGACCACGCATCTCGGCGATGCATCGCACTTGCTCGTCGGTCAGCTTTTTTCCGACTGGAGCACGAAGACAGGTCGCGTAGGCGTGTCGATGGTTGTCCCCTCGGGTCAAGTACTCCAGGTTGGCCAGTCGATTGTCGCGTTTGTCGCCGTTGATGTGGTTGACATCACAGCCATTGGAAGGACCGATGAACGTCAACGCGATCAGCCGATGCACACTCCTTGTGATGTAGCGCCCATTGACCCGGAGACTGACCGCGACATAACCAGTCTTTGGGTGTCCCGTGACGCGAAGGAGTTTCCAGGTGCCGCTCTTGGCACTTCGTATCTGGCCATTCGTGCTGGCCTGATACGATGGAAAACCTGGAATGTCCTGCCACACTTCCATCCGCGGTTCGTTCACTGTTTCGCTGAATTCAGTGGCTGTCAGACTTCCCCCTTACTCTTGATCCCGCCGCGAGGATCTTGCATCGCACAGCCGAAATCGTGGTAGCCCCGCATCTTGATCCCCAGCTGGTTGAAGTCGGCGTCGGCGGTTTCGATCGTGGGAGACTCCTGGCCGTTGAGGAACGCGACCTCGATCACCGGCAGATCGACCGGTTCGGCGAGCAGATACCACGCCTTCGAGGAGTTGCCCGTGTATTGGGCGTTGGCCAGGTAACGGGAGACTTCGACCCGGAACCGACCGACGTGCGGGTTGCCGACCGGCGTCTTGGAGTTGGCGGTCGTGTCCCGGATTTCGAGCGACTTGTAGAGCTGCGTGCCGATGGCATTCAGCGCCGTGGGGACCAGCAGGATCGCCGGCATGATGCCGTTCGGCTTGCCATCGGAGTCGACCTGGTCATTGAACAGGACGTCGGCTTTCGTCAGACCGTCGATGTTGAGGACGGTGTCGGCCCCCGCCTGATAGTTCTTGTTGCCGGCGACGAAGAAGGCCGCATTGTTCAGGAACACCGTCCAGAACACGTCGTTGATCTTGAGACCCGAGCCGCGACCGAGTTTGCGCGGGACCGTGGTGATGGCCCCCAGGTCATCGTTGATGATGTCCCGGCGATCGATCGACAGCACTAGACCGTACGTGTCGGCCTTGTTCGAGTAGGTCTCCTGGCCCAGCGATCCGTGCTTGAGTTCCCCGCCCGGCTGGACCAGTTCGTACTGATCTTTGCCGATCAGTCGGTAGCTGGTGACCGTCTTGAAGTCGCTGACGTTGCGGATGGCGCAGAGATTTCGCCAGGTCCGCTCGACGCTGAAAAAACCATCCAGCAGGAACTTGTTGGCGACGTTCGAGAGAATCCCGCCGATGTCGATCGTGGTCGATGCCGCCGCGATCCCGTGGCCGAAGGCGAACCGCAGCACGGTGCGGTGATCGCGGAAGGAACGGCCGTCGTACCCGTTGGCCCACGCGGCTTCGAGGAGCAGTTCCTGGAAGTTGATGCTTCCCTTGAACCGGCGGTCGGCCGCATCGAGCGTCGGCTCGTCATACTGTCCTTCGATGTCGGGGGCCTTGCCGGCGAGCATGCAGGCCGCTTCCAGCACCAGCGCCGTCACCGTGGCGTCGCGGCTGTGGATGGCTGACGCAGCGGGTCGGTCCTCGCGGAGCACCTGCAGTTCGGTCCGCTGCTCTGACCAGCCCTCCTGGAGCGCACGGGCTTCGATCTGGGGATGGCGCCCGCCGCAGACGCGCCGGATCGCCGCGATCCGCTCGGTTTCGGCGATCGCGGCGGCGCGGATGGACTGAACGGTTTCGGTCGGAGTCATCACCGGTTCCTCGTTGACATCCGCATCACCGTCCGTCGTTTGATTGGCGGCGACGCTCGCGCTGGTGGCCCCGTCGGCCCCGAGATCGACGAAACTGATCTCGCCGAGCGTGGACTTGCGGACGACGTTGACCGGACCGGCGTGCTGCTTGCCGTTGACCGTCACCTGCTGGTGCTCCTTGACGAACTCGAACTCTTCGACGCTGGCCCCGACCGAAGCCTGCCACGGGAACCCGTTCTTGGAACTGGTCACCACTTCACGTGCGGCGGCCGTGTCGCGCGATACCACACCCGCAGCCACCAGCTGCCCCTGTTCCACGCGGATCGAGTCCGTGTGTCCGACGCCGGCCAGCGGGTCGTGGCCGAACCGAATTGGCCGGGACTGGGACGGGATCGACAACCCCGCCAGGTCGAGGATCACGGGATACTTCCAGCCCGCCACGCGCATCGGTCCACCCGTGTAACCGACCATGCGGAACCGAGGGAGCGCGGTCGATGAGCCCTCTGCCGCCGCTTCCAGATCGATCCGTGCGGCAGCCGTCAGCTGCAACTGCGTCGGTGGTGACTGAGCGTCAATCTTCTTCCGGGGGCGGAGCGTCGCGTTCGGCATCAGAGTCCTCGTGGTCGGGTGAATTCGAGTTCGTGGCATGGGGCGTAGTCAGCCCGAGCTCGGTCATCAGGGCGAGTTCTTTGGCGCGCTGGCGGAGCTGCGTCTCCCAGTCGAGACCGCGCCGGGCGTATTCGTCGGCATACGTCGTCGTGTGATTGGCGAGGCGCAGGGCCTGGGCGCTCGACTCCTTGAGGGGGTCGACATGCTCGTGCCCGTCAAAGAACCAGGTGTGGTCCCATCGCCGAAGCTCGGCGGAGCCGTGCGCAGGCGCCGGGTCCAGGGCCGTGCCCTGGTCCGGGAGATAGCTCTCCACCAGCGCGGCTTCAGCGAGCCAGGCGGCGAGGATGCGATCGAGCACGACCGCTTCGAGATGGGCCTGTTCGACCCGGATCGCCTTGAAGTACATCTGGTGATCCAGACGTCCCGAGGCGTAGTTGTAGCCCGAGGAGTTTCCGGCCGAGATCGCGAACGGCATGTTCAGACAGCGGGCGATCTCGTTGAGGATTTCCCGCTTGAACTCACCGTAGGTGGTCGTCGGGAACTGAGCCTCCATCTGGCTCATCTTCCAGCCGCCGGGCATGGTCATGAGCATGCCCCGCTCGAGCTCGATCAGGTCCATCGGCTCGACCGCATCGGCTTCCCCATTCGCCGGGGCGTCGGTGTAGAGGACGCCGCCAGGAAGTGCGGCGATCTCAGCGGCTGTGATCACCGCCAGCGTGTACCGCCGCAGATGAGCGAACAGCGGCAGGGCTGGAGTGATGTCAGGGATGCCGCGGGCCTGACCGGCACGGTCCTGCCGAAAATAATGGATCACGTTCTCGGCAGGCACTCGGTCGTACTGAATCGAGAGGCTGCCAGAGGTGTCGCCAGGGTGTTTTTTGAGGACGTGGTAGGCGACCGGGTTGCCATAAGAATCGAACTCCACGCCATCCACGGCATTGGCCAGGTCCATCCGCAGATCGGGCGTGGCGACCTGCTCGGCTTCGACCAGTTTCACGTCCAGTTGCACCGTCGTGGCGAGATTCGGGTTACTCGTCAGAATCGAAAACCCTTCGCCGTCGGAGGCGCGGGCCATCCGCAGCGTCCGCAGCTTTTCGGGCAGGCCGACCGCTTTGGACCACGTCATCCATTCCTGTTCGATGAACCGATTCGCCTCGGCATTGTCCGTCAGCATCTGCAAGCGCGGACCGGTGCCGATCACATCGTTCGCCAGCGTGAGGACGATTCCCCGCGCATAGCTGTTGTTGGCGACTTCGTAGCGGGAGCGGTTCCGTAGCAGTCTCCTCACCAGCGGACTGTTCGCCCCGTTCGCGGACAGATTGTCGGCGTTGGCCCAGTGGCGGCGGTTCTCATCGTTCGTGACGGCCGCGTCATACCGGGCTCGGATCAACCGCAGCGCCTGGACGACCTGCGGCGAAGGGCCGCGCAGTCGTGCCGGCAGCAGTTGACGCAACCAGTCCAGCAAGGGCCGGTCTCTCCGTGGAAAAGAGAAGACCGCGTGCCAAGAGGGCCGCGATCAAGAACCGCCGCACGCCGTTACGACGCGCCGGGCGGAGCCAGTTTGGTGAACCGCACGCCGCGCGATTTCGACTTCACAGCGGCTTTCGAGGCGAGAAAGCGATCGGCCTCGATCTGGTCCGGGAGAGGGTGCTGCTTCACGCCGCCCGAGTCACCGTGGGCCTCGGCCGGCCCCTGGGCGTTGTCCCGAATCGATTGGTCGAGCGGTTGGTCGGGCATTCGGCGTTGTCGATTTCCATCTGCGAACTAATGTCCCTCTATTACTCTTTATACGTTTGCCGAGCGGCATCGTCCCGCAGTTTCCGTTGTGAAATTCGCCGGCTCGTTACTTTCTGTGTTTCGTTCGCATGTTCGAGAGTTTCAGGCGCGCGGAGGAGCGGCCTGTGTCCGGGTCGCCTCCCAGCAGCCGAGCGCCTGTGATCGATGCCGCCACCGCGCACCCGACGATCCCGTCGAGCCAATGGTTGTCGGGTTGGCTAGGACGAGACTTCCATTCATCAACGGTTCGTCCACGCCCTTCGGTCCGCACGCGGTACTCAGCGGTCAGGTGCTCGGCGAACAATCGATGCAGCTCGGGTTTCTGACCGAACAGCGCCAGCGATCCCTTGTCGGCCATCGCCACCGCCAGTCGGGCGAACACGAATGACTTCCAGAAGTTGGTGTCGAACGAGACGTGGCGGACCGCGCGCTTCCCCATCACGCCGGGGATGCGCCAGTTGAGGCCGACCCGGTCGCCGGGCCGGCGCTTATAGTCGGCGAACGGCAGGCTCGACGCGCCGACGAACCGCCCGTGGCTCGGCAGCAACAGCGCCGCATGCGGTGACTGGCGGCAGAATTGATACACCACATCGGTCGAGGTGCCCCAGTTGGCGTCGATCAGGCAGCGTTCGATGCGCAGGGATGCCCCATCTTCACGTTGCCATTCACGGGCCAGTTGGCGTTCCGTGAGCGCCTGCAACCCCGCATAGATCGCTCCTTCGAGACCGGTACCCGGAGTCACCGACGCGAGCGACTTCGTGACATCCCGCAACGAGAAGTACGCCCGCTGCGGATCGGGCCAGGCACCGTATTCCAGTACGGCCCCGCTGAACTCTTCCGCCCACGCGCAGACGACGTAGAACAACAACTTCTGCTGGACGTCGATGAACATCGTCAGATGCTGACAGCCAAGCGGGACGCGGCCCTTCGGCAGCCCATTCAGCTTGGCCGCGATCTGATCCGCCGTCAGTTCATTCTCATCCGCCTGCACTTCGGGGAGCGGTTCGTTCTGGTACTCCGCCCAAAACGCCGCCTCGTCCTGCAGTTTGAGGTTCATCGCATGCTGGATGGCCGACAGTTCGTCATGGTTGAACCGCACCGGCCAGGCGATCTTCGCCCCGGCGTCCATCGCGGCCTGATGCTGGCGATAGAACTCGGTCGCCGCTCGGCCGCCATCTTCGTTGCGCAGTCCCTCGGCCCGGATTTCGGCGTAGCGGTCCCACAGTTTGATCTCGGTAGGAAACGCATAGACCATCTTGGTCCGTTCCCCCTGCCACTGCGGATGGTGGTCCCGGTTCAAAATCCGGTCGGCCATGTCTCCGGGGCGAATCACCGTACAGGGCATGATCCCGGAAATTTTTTGTCCGGGACCGGCCAGACCAAGGACAGCTCCGGCGAGGATGCTCTCACGCTGCTGGCATTGCGAGATCGAACGAGCCGATTCGTCGGTCTGCGGATCGTCCAGCACCACAAGCGACGGACGGACCGATTTGCCATCCGGCCGTTTGAACTTCATCCCGCGAATGCGCCCCGTGATGCCCGCGACCTTGATGATCGCGCCGCTGGCCAGTGCCCGACCTTCGGGACGCACCAAGTCACGATGGGACGCATCGTCTGGCCAGCCCTTCGGCCGCAGCGTGGGCAGGACAATGTACTTGGCGGTCCAGCCGATATGGGTTCGTTCCCCCTGATACAGCTGGCCGTTGCAGCGGTTGGCGATCCCGTCCAGCGCCGCGATGGGATGGCAGACCTCGGGATAGTCGGCCAACAAGAGTTCGTTGGCGTCGAGTTCCGTCTTGATCGACTCGAGCATGTCCATCGCATGCCCTTCGTCCGAACCGATCAGGCAGACGAACTCGCGATGACCATTGAGGACCGCCCAGATGCAGGCGCACTCACAGATCGACGTTTTTCCTGATCCGCGCGGCATCGCCATCGCAAACAGACCGCCGAGTAACACGGCCTGTTCAATCTTTCGCAGGACCTTCAAATGGTCCGCAGACCACGCCAGGTGAAACGATTGCGGGAAATAGGATTCGCAGAAGAACTGAAAGTTGGTTGCGGCCTTGCTCCGTCGTTGCGAATCGGCAATCCCACGCAATTTGCCGATATCTCGTCCCGACGCTGACAACTCGGCGCTGCGGCGGGCCGCCCGGTCCTTGTGCTGCTCATAGGACTCGGTGGATGGCGCAGGCTTGGGGTTGTGCCTTTCCCAGGCGAGCCACGCGGCATAGCGAATCAAATCAAGATGCTTGCCGTCGCCGATGCGGAACCCGGCCCGCTGGCGGTCGCGGTAGAGCTGCCGCTCGTTCGTGACCTCGCCCAGCGGCGTCGAGTTCAACAGGCGAACAAGCTCGCTCGGCTTGAGATGTCGGGGGTCAATCGCCACGGCCTCGCTCCCGCGCCAACCAGGCGGCATAGGTGACGAGGTTGACAGTTCCGTCGGAGTTCTGCGGCGCACCCGCCGCTACGTCCGCCTCGATCTGGTCGGGCCGGATCGCGCGTCCGCCCGCTTTCGACAATAGTTGGGCGGCATCGGGAATCGCCAGCGCCTGGGGATTGATGCGGGGTTCGTCGGACATCGGGAAAACCTGCTGAATTCCTGTGTTTTCGGCTGGGAACTGAGTGGATGTCATTCCCAAGTCGAGGTAACTAATGTCACGTCGCAACAGCGATGCGGACAAGAAAACGAAGCAGGACGATCATGAGACGACCCCTGAACCAACTCCCGCCGGGAACGCGGTTCCGGCAAGTGGAACTCGACATCACCGGCACGCTGTTGATGGTCAACGAATGCCGGGCGCGCGTCCGGCTCGACCAGCCACAGCAGGTGGTCGAGTTCACCGGCCCGGATGGCTCGACCAGAACCTTCCGGGCCTCACGCAATCACGAGACTTCCTGGGCCCCGACCGTGGTGGTCGAGGCCCTTTCCTGTTTACCCCTCTATGAAAGGGACATGACGATGGCCACCAAAAAGACCTCGAAGAAGGCTTCGGCCAAGAAGGCCGCCAAGGCCTCCGCGAAGGCGGCGACTAAGACGACAAGGCGTGCTGCGAAGGCGGACGGCAAGCTCAGCCAGCTCGACGCGGCGGTCAAGGTGCTCACCGAATCGGGCGAGTCGATGACGACCAAGGCGATGATCGAAGCGATGGCCGCCAAGGGGTACTGGACCAGCCCCGGTGGAGCCACCCCAGCGCAAACTCTGTACTCCGCGATTCTGCGCGAGCTGCAGAAGAAGGGGGCCGACGCCCGGTTCACCAAGATCGATCGCGGTCAATTCGCCCTCAACGGCGGGGCCACGCCAAAGCCGAAGGCTGCTGCCAAGGCCACGGGGAAGAAGTCCGCCAAGAAGTCGGATGCCAAACCCGCCGATGGGACGCCCGGCCCCAAGGCGGTCTCCGAACTCTTCAAGATCTGAGGTGCCATCGTGACCAACGCCAACACACAGATCGCCGATGCGATCCGCGAGGTGGCCGCCGCCGTACAGTCGGCGATTGCCGAGGGATATCGCTCCCGGATGATCGACGCCGATGATCTGGTCGAGGTGCTCTTGTCCATCGCCGACCGCCTCGACCCGCCGGTGCGGGAGACGACGAACGACGTCGCGTTCCCATGTCCCGAGTGCGGCGAAGCGAACTCAGATCGCCTGATCTGGCAAGACGACGAATTCGTCCGCTGCGACACCTGCGGAACGATCTACAGCCCCGGCAATTGAAGCCTCAACGGGTTCGCCCCGTGACGCCCCACGCTCAACCGTGCGGGCGTTTTGTCGTTGGTCGTGAACTTCTTCCACTTCCCATAGCATTCGCGGCATCCGCCAACACGGACGGTCATGCGGCGGACTTGGCCGCTGAGATACGTTCCGCTTTCAGACCGGTGAACTGATCCCACCGCTGGACGATCACGTCGCAATACAGCGGGTCGAGTTCCATCAGGAACGCGCGTCGTCCGGTTTGTTGGGCAGCAATGAGGGTGGAACCGCTGCCGCCGAACAGGTCGAGGACGTTCTCGCCGGTCCGCGAGGAGTACTGCATCGCCCGCACCGCCAGTTCGACCGGCTTCTCCGTCAGGTGAACCATGCTCTGCGGGTTCACCTTCTTGACGTGCCAGAGGTCGGTGGCGTTATGCGGGCCGAAGAACTCGTGGGCGGCTCCTTCGCGCCATCCGTAGAACGCGAGCTCAAAACAACCCATCATATCTTTACGAGTCAAGACGGGATGCTGCTTGTCCCAGACGATGCTCTGGCTGAAATAGAGTCCATGCTGTTTCAGGAACGGCGGATAGTTGCCGAGATTCGCGTAGCCGCCCCAAATGTAGAACCCGCGCCCCGGCATCAGCAACCGGGCGATATTGCCAAACCAGGCGTCGAGCAGCCGGTCGAACTCCTCGTCCGACACGAAGTCGTTGGCCAGCGGTCGGTCTTTGGCCCGCAGCTTTTTCTGCGTGGGCTTCGACTTTTCTGGATGCCGGGCCACATCCATCGACTGATGATGCGTGGTTCCCTGGAACGATGACAGACCCGCCGCGATGGCGTTGTTGCTGCGGGGTTCAACCTTCACGTTGTATGGTGGATCGGTGTTACAGAGATGAATCGGCTGGCCATCCAGCAAGCGGTCGAGGTCGGCAGGCTTGCTACTGTCGCCGCAGAGCAGCCGATGCTCACCGAGAATCCACAGGTCACCGGGCTTGGTGATCGCTTCGTCAGGCGGCGCGGGAATCTCATCGGGATCGGTCAGTCCCTCCTGCACGCCGGGATCGAGCAGCTTGGCCAGTTCGTCTTGATCGAACCCCAGCAGCCCAAGGTCGAAGTCCATTCCCTGCAGTTCAGAGAGTTCAATCGGCAGCAGTTCCAAGTTCCACTCGGCGATCTCAGCCGTCTTGTTGTCGGCGATGCGCAGGGCTTTCACCTGCTCCGGCGACAAGCCGCGAGCGATGTGAACAGGGACTTCACTTAGCCCGAGCATCTTCGCCGCCTTGAGCCGCGTATGCCCAATGATGACGACGCCATCCTCATCGACGACGATCGGCTGCCGAAATCCGAACTCGCGGATGGACTTGGCCACGACCTCGACGGCGTCATCGTTCAGACGCGGGTTCTTGTCATACGGCTGCGGACGGCCAATCGGCCAGGTCTCGATCTGCATGGGGGATGCTCCTGTGCGTGGGGTCAGAGTTCGGTTGGTTCATCGTCGAAGTCGAACGGATCGGGATCGCCAAGTTCCGCTTCGAGTTGCTTGAGACGCCGCCATTCCGCCAGCGGGACCAGGATCACTTCCGCCCGCCGGTAGCGCCGCACGACGATGGGCGTGCCCGATTCGGCGACGTGGCGGACCGTGAACCCCAGTGAATCCCGCAGTTCGGTGACGCCGACTTCCAGTTCATCCTGCGTCACAAGGTCATGCGGCATCGCGGGTTAAATTCTGTACAGGAACGAAAGTCAGCCCGACCCCGCGACGGTTCCCCGTGGTATCGACGGAAATTCTTGGCGGGGAAGGAACCAGGCGACCGGGTTGGCAATGGACGGCGCGTTGTCGGCCACCCGTGGGCCCTCAGTGGCGTCTGACCGCCGGTTGAAGGATCGATCGTGGTTCGTTCTTGAACGCCACTGACGCGATCGTGGGCGACGCATTCGCAACACGTTAATCGTGGTTGCATTGGTCACGCAGAATCGAATCCGTCACAAAAATCCGTCACCCCTCTCTCACAATCAGATATTGATAGCGCGAGGGGGGTACTGTGACAGATTCCCATAGAGGGATAGAGAGAGAGTCTTTTTCATATAATTCCCTATGTTTTCTCATCCGAAATCCGTCACCGAATCCGTCACAAACGGGAGGTGACAGATTGTGACGATTCCCTATTCGCTCCATCCCAAACCTCCCAATTGTCCTGTCCGTGACCAGAAAGTCGTGACGACTTGAGCCGGATTCAGTCTCGGTTGCGACGGATTCCAGCAGCCAGTTGATAGCCAAAAGCGGGTTTCGTTTTGGTTGGGATTTCGCATGCCACGATGTCCCCTTGTGTGAGCAATGTGGTGACGATCTGGTCAAAGTCCGCCATCTTGAGGTGCATCGCTCTCATCAGCTCTCTCCGACCCAAACGTCCGCCAGCAGCTCGCAGCCTCGTGAGCAGCTTCAAGCATTCGGCATGAAACGGATTGGCAGCGACATGGCCTTGAGCCATGAACAGCATGCGGCGTGTCTGATGCATCATGAACTGCGTTGCCCAGTTCGCGGCATTCACGTCGATCGATGGTTCGCGATGGTTGACGCTGATCGAGTAGATCAGCGCCAGTTTGCGGATGTGTTCGCTGGTTCGCCCCCAGACGGTTGTGCCGATCGGATCACCAGCCTGTTCGGCCAGCTTGTACTCGACTTCGCAGGCTTTGCGGGCATCGGTGAGCAGGGCTTTGGCATCGTCGGTGTATGGGACGATCTTTGGCGTGGGATAGAACTTCTCCAGGTTCCCTTTGCCGGGATTGAAGTTCGCCCAGTACTGGGCTGTTTCCAGAATGCGCGGCGTCGGGGTGCAATCGCTCGGTTCCTGACCGTCACCACGTTTCGTTCCGTCGATGATGATTGAGCGAGCGAAGAAGCCGTTCGTCAGCATTCGCTCGCTGAGCGCCGAGTAGTATTCATTCGGAATCGCCGTGCCATAGATGATCAGGCACGGCTGCTCGATCGTTTCGGCCCGTTGTTTCCCGGCCTTCTTCCGCATGGGATAGAAGCCGTTGGCCGTCGAGTACATCTTCAGCAGAGTGCCGAGGACGATCTCGTACCGGGCGTCCTTGGACTTGTTGATCGATTGCAGCAGACCATCGATCTCGTCGGTCTGAAACAGCATGCAGGGATCGTCGTTCAGGCAGTCCTGGAGACCTTCACCGGACGCGAAGCTCTCGCCCAGACAGTGCGCCAGGCCAACTGCATGCATCGTGGCGGCATTGACCTTGCGTGGGAATTCCTTGCCGGATGAGGCATACGCCAGTCCGATCAGATATAGGTTCGTGCGGTTGTCAGCGGGATCGCGGACCTTGCGACCGCCGAAAAACGCCTGCAACGCCAGAGCGCCGCAGAACGCCAAGGGGACGTTCGGATAAGGAGCGGCCCGCAGCGACAGGTCCATCACTTCGGAGATGAAACCGGGGATTCGCAGCAGATCGTCAGGCAGCGGGCCGGGATCACCAGGGAGCGGCTCGGATGTTTCTTCATCGTCCTCAACGACTTCGATTGCCGTTGGCTTTGTAGCTTCGGTCGCCTTACTGACCAGCGCTGTGATGTCGACGCCAGGATCGGGCGGTGGTTCGCGTTGCTCATTCAGCAGCCAGCCGCGAGGCTGGTTGTGGGGTTTCTTGGCAGCGCTCGTGACCTTGTGCCGCAGTTCCTTCTCGGTCCACGGCGGTTCACACCTCGGATTGTAATAGTCGAGCAATAGCGTCAGCGCCCGCTCAGGATCGATCTCGAAGCCGTGGACCAGGACGGTTGCGGCCGCATACGTTGCCGCATGCCCGCCGTTGCCACTGATGGCCGATGGTAGTTTATCGAGGTACGCCAAGGCACGGCGTTCGATCTCCGTTGGTGACTCGATCCGCGTTCGATCTGGCGCGGGGATAACAGACTTACGTTTAGGTTCGGCCGGCTGGTCTCCGTGCCGGAGTTCAATCACGCGTTTGGCCAGTGCCCCGACACACGCCGTGAGTGTTTCGGCGGAAACGACTGCCGGTTCACCAGACAGGACATCGTACTGTTGTCCGGTCGGATGAATGCTTGGGCCCACGACGGTCTGACCACCAGTGGAGCAAAGCTCCACAATCATCTGCCTCGCGACTGGATCACGATGCTGGAACGTCTTCGTACCTTCGGCGATGTACCACCAGTGCGAATCGGGAGCGCTGGTTCGTCCCGACTTGGCCGGCGTGGGCGGCAGGTAATTCGCGGCGATGGCTCGGGCCTCGACGCAGTCGAGATCGACGTCGACCAGCCAACCGGAAGGTTCGCCGAGTATTAGCCCTACGTTCGCAGGCTGGTCGAAGTATTGGTCGAGATCGGTTTCGGCCAGCCGGAGTTTTTCCCATTCCTTGAGGATCGGTCGCTTCTGCTTGAACGGGACGGGCACAACGCTCCAACCGCGTCGCACGTATTCTCGTGCGGCTTCGAGGAAAACGGTGGACATCCTCTCCGTTTGAGTCGCCACGTCGATTATTGCCCTGGTTCCTGGGCCATCTGAACCTCGCTGGTGTGCTGTTTGATCAATGCGGACGCTGCTCCTGGTGCCGGGCGGTCATCGACCATGCTGCCGGTGGCCTGCGCGTCGAGCAGTATGCCCAGGCAAGCGCGAGCGTGCGCCAAGTGCGAGACGCCGCTCTCCGGGTCGTTGCTTTCGCCATCCAGCCACTGCGCGAGATGCCGCTTCGCGGCAGCGATGTAGACCGTGGCGCGAACTTTCGACGTCCGCCAGTTATAGGGCTGATACTTCCGCGCACCGAGTCCCATCACGACCGCTTCCAGAATCTCCGCCGCCGGCGGGATCAGATGCAGCGGCGGCTTGGCCTGGCCGAGGCGATCTTTGGGATTCTCGCCCTCGACCTCCGGCGCGTCGCTGCGTGTCGGATCGTGCTCGGTGAACAAATCGGTGTCCTAGGTGGGGCCAGTGAGGTGGCGCATCGCAGTGATTGAGCAGATTGGCTTTTAGCCTTCCCCAGCGCCGCAACGGCAACAGACGTGGCAGCGTTGGCAGTCTGTGCACTCCGGCTGTTCTTCATCGCAATCCGCGCACTGGACGATGGTGGATTCGCTCAATGCAGTGGCTTTCCGATCAGAGAAAAGCCGTAGCACGGCGGCGACGCAGGGGACGGGATCGGCGGACGGAGATTGAATCACAGGAATGTCCAATTCGTCGGCGAACAGGCATTCCTGGAGCGTACCGACCGAATTGCCCGGCACATGGAGCAGCGCATCGCAGCGGGCCAACAGGTGTCGGTCATATGCCAGCCAGGTCTCGTAAGGCTTCGGCGAGACAAGCTGCCAAGCCAGCGAGAGATGCGGAATCAGCGGCGCGAACCCGGCCGCGAGGAGCGCATCGGCGATGCGAATGACCTTGTGGGTGTTCGTCACCGGGTCCGGTTCAGTGTAGGGCGCGGCGATGTAGATCAGTGGCGCAGGCACGGTGGCCGTCAACCTGGAGACGACGCGAACGGGCTTCAACACGGTCAACGTGATCATCATGCAGTGGTCCTGGTGAGAGAAATGAACTTGTCACATCAGCGAGTACGGAGCAGCCACGGTTCGAAGTAGGCCTGGCGGC